GTGAGATCTCGTTTAGATACTAAATCATTATTGGGTTTATTATAACCCAATATGACTAGTATCTAAAAAGCTCTCACGGTTTTCACATTGCCCACCAACTCCTAAAGAGTTGGCGTAATGTGTGAATCCCTGTCGATCTCCTGTAAGAGGAGGCCGACTAGATCGATCGTCGACAAGAAGCTGGAGCCCCATGTGGACAGCTGAGTCGTCTAGTACGTCAACAAGGGATTCGCGACCTTTCTCGAAGCCCTACAAGGGCCTAGAGAGGAGGGTTGAAATGCGACGTCAGAGAGTCAAAACTAATGAATCTGACTACTCCGGTAGTTGGACATTACGCGACATCACCGGGCCGCAATACCAGAAGATTCATAACTCGAAACAGATGACGAAATTCTCTGTCATGAGTGATGGTATTCATGGTACCGGTCGCCCGGATTCTGAATGTGCGCATTTTAAGTTCGTATCATCCGCCCCTTCTTACAGTGTACCTGAGAATCCGCTATCTACAGGGTTTGGTGGCCACTCAGTGGACATCATTCCCCCCGATGGTCCGATTCCTATACACTCTGGGGTCCTTCCGGAACTTCCCGCAAGTTTCAATGGCCGACGTTTCATGCTTTTCGTTCAGAATGCTAGTAAAGAATTTACTGAGCAATTCAACGAAGAAGTGAGCTTAGCTAATTTTATCTACGAGCTTAAAGATTTTAGCTCGGCGATAAAGCAAGCAAAAGACCTCTTCTCCTTTCGAGGGGGAGGAGGATTCTTTAAAAGCTTGAAGCATTTTCTTCATGAAAGAGCCGGAAGCGGGATAGGTGGTAATATCCTAGATTTCGAGTTGAACTGGAAGAGTTTCTTTCAGGACATCCCTAAAATCTGGAATGCCTATTCGATCGCTATGAAGCGATTGGAGTTCCTTGCTGGTCATCAGTCCTTTCACACACACAAAAGAGCGAGATTTCTTGCTACCGAGGAATTAACCGAGGAGCAAATTTTCGATCTTTCGGATGATGTGTGGCCGTTTAGCGGCGCCTCCTATAAAGTGTTCCTTGTACCTACTCAATGCCAGGTTGTCTATAACGCTTCGGCGTTTATAGATAATCATTTGCAGTTGCAGGACATTAACACATGGTGGGCTTTGGCAGACGCACTGGGTCTCAACAACTCTGTTCGTATCGTATGGAATGCTGTTAAGCTTTCCTGGGTTGCGGACATGTTCCTCGAGACTGAAGAGTTTCTCGATGCCTTTGAAAAAGAGGCATATTCCGGGATACTCGTTAATCGCGGGGGTACAGCTTCTTGGAAAATCGTGAGGCATTACGATGTTGAATGTCGTAGTTCCTCTCCTGATGGACCTGGTGAAGATGTACGTACTGTTGTTGGGGGGGTAATGTTAACTAACTACGGACGCACGGTGGTGCAGCCCATAAGGCCGTCACTGCTGTCCCTTACCCCGGGGTTGAATCCCCATCAGACCTATCTGCTCGGCGCATTAGCCGATGCGCAGACAGGCATAACATCGGGAGGTTTTGAGAAGATCTCCCGACTAGCGGCCGATTTCAAGCGAAATCGCAAGACATTTGGCCGTCGATTTTGGAAACGGGGAAAGCGTTAGACGCATTCTTACGTCTTTGCCTATGAAGGCAGCGACGCCGTAGACCGTGTTCCATTGACATAACCGAAAGGAGGCACTATTGTGCCACTCGGCTCAACCTTCACACAAGCAGACTCTGCTGCCGTCAACCAGGTCTGGACTCGTTCCAAGATCGGTGCTGACGGGTCGGTGACTTATGTCAACGACACTAAGCGAGCCCTTGGTCATCGCGAAGAAATCAAATTCACGCCCACGGTGTTTCAGGTTACGGTTGGGGCGGCGGTCGTATCAATGGTGAGATATGTCATTCAGTTCGAACGACAGCTCTCCACTGATACGGTTCCGTTCCGACTCTTGTTAACCTACACATTCGCGAAGGCGCTACAAGACTCTGTCACCACGATCCGGACCTTGCTCAAGGATTTTAACGTCCTTTTCGGCACAGGTCTTCAATCCACTGATGCCAAAGTTGATGACATCGCGAGTCATCGTGCCCAAGTACCATAAAGGTTGTGGACTCAATACCACCTAAGCCGGCAAAGTAGAGCCGGAACCTTAAGGTCTTAGGGCCCGTTTGATGTCCGCAATTAAGCGGATAATGACCAAAGCAGGAACCGAGATACGCCTAAGAAGGGTGTATACACTATGCAAGCAATCTATGACTTGCTTAGCGACGTTCAATCTCTTTCTGGAGTATCCACGGCAGGTGATGGCGGGATGTTGAAGAGAAGTACGGATTTTACCGTATTTCTTGACTCGTTTCGTAATCATTTGCTAGTGTCCATCGAAACCGGAGTGTGGCTACCGTTTTATTACGGTGAGACATTCCCTCCGAATATGTCGAAGAATGTGTGCCCTTTCCTAAGGGGTCTACTTTCTCGCGTGTTTGGAAAAGATGGACGGGTACTATCTGCACCAGATTCTGTGGCTTTTGGGTTGCTATATCAAGTTGCGGCGTTCCTCGAGAAATTCGGGAGCGACGCAATCTCTGAGCAGATGCAATCTGAGGCTATTTCTTCGTTCATAAGAGACGAAGAAGACATCGCGGTCCTCAACATGGAGGGGCAAATCGAGCTACTTGGGCTTGCAAAAGACCTAATATGCTCGCATATACTTCAGCATGCTGAGTTTGAACCAAACAGACCGCGTCATGGACCAGGTGCAGTCTCCGAGGGGTATAAGACCCCTGGCGAGAAGTATCGTTTCGTGCCAACGCCCGAAACCGATATTTACTGGCCCGAACTTCGGCCCGGCAACGATCGGAAGTCGAATTTCGTCACCACCCATTATGGGGAGGCGGGCAAACAATCCCGTCTCTGTTTTGTACCGAAGAATCGACGAAAGTGTCGCATTATATGCGCAGAACCTGCGTTGCTTCAGTATTTGCAACAAGGTCTACGTCGTCCTCTGTACAAGGCGCTCGAAGATAGTCCTAACGTGGACATAAATCTTAGAGACCAGACTATCAATCAGGTAGTCGCAAAGGAGAGCTCAGAGCATGGTTATTATGCCACGCTTGATCTGAAGTCTGCAAGTGATAGGTTATCAATGCAGCTTGTTGGGGCACTTTTCCCAACTCCTTTGTTTGCGAAGATGGTTGCGTGCAGGTCAACATCAACAGTTGATCCTACTGGTCAGATACATCATCTGAAAAAGTTTGGTTCTATGGGCAATGCCCTAACCTTCCCGGTTCAGACGATAGTATTCTGGTCATTGATTTGCGCCCAACGCATCCTATGTGGTGATCGGGAGGCAGAAGCAGTATCAGATACGTGGGTGTATGGCGATGACATAATCTGTCCGAGCCATCACGCTGATGCTGTGATTATGGCGCTCGAGTCCTGTGGACTTAAAGTCAACAGGAATAAGAGCTTCATCACAGGTTTGTTCAGGGAGTCTTGTGGCATGCATGCTTTTAACGGCATGAATGTTACTCCGGCTTACCTGCGAACCCGAACGTTGGACCCCGAAGGGTTATTCTCTGTCCTCGCATGCGCTCGACAACTCGACAGTCGCGGTTTTAGCCGCACGGCAGAGGCCTTATACAGGCGTATCGAGCAAAAAGTGGGGGTGAGAATGCCTTTTTCCCAGCGTGATGATTGTTTGTCACGTTTCCTTTCGTTGGATCTGGACATTGTAGACGTCGCAGACAAGAATATTGCTGCGGGTAAACTCGTCTACCTTGACAGGTATCATCGGCTTTGTGTCAAAGCGCACGTTCTTCGTGCGTCCAAAGGCACCTTTATGTCCTTCGATAATACGTGGGACATGTGGGACTTTGTCAATTCCACGCCGAAACTCAGCGAGATTCATGGTGAACCTGTGAGTCGGGATAGGGGTGTTATAGCCGGGGGCATTCGTCTAGCCCATGCGGCAGTGCCTCTGCAGGTTTAGCCTGCACGGAGGGGAGCAAGGTGGAAAACCAATTCCATCTTCTTACCATTAATAAATTCAAATCAATCAATGGTTTGCAGGGGACTGGTCTCCCC